TGGATGTTCAGCAACACCTTTATTTAACGAAATACAAAAATATTTAAGAACTATTTTAAAAGGAAAAGGTGTAAAAACATCAGCAATAACATCTGTAGCTGGCATGGTAACTCATCGTATTACGGACAATATAGAAAAAATGAATAAATCAAATAGATTACGTAGACTTACTACTTAAAGAACTACTTAAAGATCTAATTACAGATAAATCAGAAACCATTATTTTTTTACTTTTTGTATCATCAGGACATATTTCATTTTGTTTATAATAATTTATCAAATGTCTAGGATAATCTATATTATATTTAGTATCAAATGGTAATAATATTTCTGCTTCATTATATGGACTTATATTATCAATCAAAATAGCTTTACAACCTTTATTTAATTTAACTCGCATTATACAACAATTTCTATCAGCATAACTTATAGCCGTCTTATGATCTAATGTATAACTACTTAAAGTTTGTGAATTAAAAACACCTTTTGTAGAGCTTTTAAGATAATAATCATCATTAACACCTCTATATATCACAATAGTATCTTGTATTTTTGGTGATTTCTTAAATATATTTTTAATATCTTTGATATATAATATTAATATTTTATTCCAATCAAATGTAGTATAATTTTCAATAATATATTTTTCTAATTCTATTCGTGATAAAGATTTATAACTATTATCTAAAGAATATAAATATTTTTTAATTTGATAATAAAATAATATAAAATCTCTATTTGTATTAAATTGTTTTTTATCTACAATGATCTTAGATTTTCTATAACCATTATCAACTAAATCAATATCAATATTTATTTTAAAATTATTATTAATAAAATAATTTATAATAACATCTCCATCGTGTGTATGACACCTTAAAGTGTATAGTTCATCGGGATTTAAACTTTTAATAAATGCATTTTGTTCTTTTATCCATTCTTCGTAATAAGATACGTCATTTAATACATAAAGTTTATTAATAAACTTTTTATTATATTCGTTATATAATAAATCAATATTAATATTATTATTTTTAAATGTTATAAGATCATCTGTATGATCTTGAGATAATATATGTTTATCAAGTTTCAATGTTTCATATGTTATTTTAGTTTTTTTAGTATTAAATTGTTTCATTAATTCTTGATATTTTTTATAATATAAACATAACTGTTCGTGATCTGAATCTAAATATATATCTTTGTTTTCTTTAATAGTTATTCTTGCTTTACTAAGTTTTTGTGTTAATGAAGATCTTATAGTATCTGATATTTTATACATATCTATATTTAAAAATGAAACAATATTATAAAATATATAAATGAATATTCATAATACAGATGCTTTAATTTATTTAGAAACAATTGAAAATAAAAGTATTGATCTAATTCTTACTGATCCTCCTTATATTATCTCTAAAGATAGTGGAATGAATAAACATCACGCAGTTGTAGCAAAACATAATGAAGATAATATTAATGTAAAAACAGAAGAAGAATGGTTGGAATATAAGAAATCTTTAGATAAACCAATCGAAGAATTAGAAAACGATAAAGGTGAAGGATGGTCCAAAGAAAACTATTTAAAATATGGAACAATTTTAGGTAAAAAATACGCAACGAAAACTAATTTTGGTGAATGGGATGAAAATTTTACAATGGAGCAATTGGAATTAATTATTCAACAATATTATAATAAATTAAAAAAATCAGGAACATTAATTATTTGGTTTGATATATGGAAAATAACACCTTTAAAAGAATTAATGGAAAAAGTAGGTTTTAAACAAATAAGATTCATTGAATGGATTAAAACCAATCCGCAACCAATTAATAGTAAAATTAATTATCTTACTAATTCTAGAGAAATAGCTTTATTAGGTATTAAAGGAAATAAACCTACATTTAATAGTTCGTATGATGTAGGTATATATCGGTATCCAATGGCAAATGGTAAAAATAGATTTCATCCAACACAGAAAAACTTACAGTTATTTGAAGAATTAATTAAAAAACATTCAAATCCAAATGATATAGTACTTGATACATTTTTAGGTGGTGGAACAACCGCCATAGCTTGTAAAAATACAAATAGAGAATTTAAAGGTTGTGAGATTAATAAAGAATATTATGATAAGGTTATAACAATACTAAATATTGCAGAATTAGAACAAGGATTAAACAATATAACACTTTAATAATAATCGGAATTATATATTGTAATATTACAAACTAAAGTTTTTCTAATAAAATCTTCAATATCCGTCCAATATACACCTTGTAAAGTATTTACATCATTTACATCAAACGTTTCATTACCTGATGTATAACTAACACCTAAATGTTTGAATAAAGGTAATTCGCAAGCATCAAATCTTTTACCAGTTTTAAGCATTTTAACATTATATGCTCTTTTTATTAAATTACAACCATTACATAAAGGTTGAAAATCATCAATTGTTTGTGTTTTCATATCTAAAACAAGTGGATCATTATATAAATCATTTTTATGATCTACAACAGTATCATTACTTTTTCCACAATGTAAACATTGTTTTACTTTAATTATTTTTTTAATATCTTCACGTATAGGTCTATTTATATTTTCTTTATTTTTACTATGACTATAAATACCAATATAATTATTTTGGTTTTTATTTCTATCTGTGAAAGATAATTTACTTACTAAAGCAATAATATGTAATTCTTCTACATCAGTATAATTCCAATTATATTTAATTTTATTAGTACTACAACATATAAATATTTTGTATTTAGTTTTTTTAGAATTTCTATGCCAACTACCACCATTAGATGTTATCCATTTTTTATCATCGTCATATAGATCATAAATAATAGGATATTCTTTATCAGGATACTTGTTATGTATAAAGTCTATAAATGAATTAAATGTTAGTTTTTCATCAATACATAATTTATCTAATTGATTTTGAAGATCTTCCATTTATTTCTATTCATTTAAACTAATTCATTTTTTATATAAAAAATGAACAATAATAATTTATATATATAATGCCTGTAATAACAATAGATGGTAATATAGGTTCGGGTAAATCAACAATTTTAGAAAATTTGCAAAAAAATCATAATCAAGTTGTAAGTTTTGAACCTATTCAAGAATGGGATCCATATTTAGAAAAAATGTATAAAAATAATATCGGTCATTTTGATTTTCAACTTAAAGTATATTTAGATAGAGCTTTTATTCAAGCAAAATCGAATTCAATTCTTTATATGGAAAGGAGTCCTAAATTTACATATGAAACATTTGTAAAAGTTTATAAAGATAATTTAACTCAACAAGATAATAGTATATTAGAATATTTGTATGAAAATGTAGATCATAAATATAATAAAAATGTAGTTGAACCTGTTATATATATATATTTACAATCTTCCCCAACTATTTGTTACAATAGAATTAAACAAAGAGATAGAGAAAGTGAAAAAACAATTGATTTTAATTTAATACAGCTATTACATAGTAAACACGAAGAATGTTATGATAATATAAGTACTAAAGAAGGATTACCAACATTTAAAATAAATGTAGATGATAAAACACCTCCTGATATAGCGGATTTAATTATTAATTATGTTCAAGGGACTTAAATATATACAGTATAAACCTTACTTAGCATAATATTTTTATTACAACATACACGATAATGAAAATGTGGTTTTACTTCTTTACCCATACCAACCTTATAACCATTCGGTAAATGTAATTTAATAACAGCTTCGCCATTTTTAATTCTAGTAACACCTACATTTTCATAATTATCATAAGCGACCCAAGGATTATCAAAAACTTTATTATTATTTTTATCTTCTTTGGCTGCCCAATATATTACTTTTTTATCATTATTGTATTCTGGTAATTTTAAAACATACTGATATGAATAATCTTTAGGATATTTTTCATCAACTATAACAGTTCCTGGAAATGCAGAATGTCCTAAAAATGGTAATAATGTATGAGGTTGAACTAATATATATATTGCTCCAATCATTATTGTAATATAAAATAATTTAATAATTGTATAATTATCAAATGCTATAAGCATATATAACATATGAGCAATAGTAAATAACAAAATAATAGCTAAAATAATAAAATGCAACCAAATACGTAAATTCATATCCATTTTATAATTATTACACATATAAAAATGATTAATAATATTAAGATATATCAATATGACTGAGTATAAAAAGCATGAATTACGAACACATATTTTAGAACAATCACCAGAAATGTATGTAGGATCTATAACACCTGATGCATTTGATAGTTTTGTAGTAAATGATGAAAATCAATTTGTGAGAAAAACTATTACTTATAGTCCTGCTTTATACAAGATTTTTGATGAATTAGTAGTTAATGCAGCAGATCACGTAATTCGTATGACTACGTCTGATCTACCTGATAAAAACTTAGTTAAAAATATAAAGATTAATGTTGATCGTGAGAATGGAACTGTATCAGTATATAATGATGGTGATGGTATTTCAATTGAAATACACGAAGAAACCAAATTATATAATCCTTCATTAATTTTTGGTGAATTGCTAACATCTGGTAATTATGATAAAACTAAAGTAAGACTTACTGGTGGTTTAAATGGTCTAGGTGCTAAATTGGCTATTATATTTTCAACAGAAGCTACAGTAGAAACTGTTGATCATCGTAATAAGAAGATATTTAAACAAACTTTTCGTGATAATTTGGCTACTAAAAATAAACCGTCTATTCGTCAATCAACTAAATCACCTTATACTGAAATTAAATGTAAGATTGATTTAGCACGTTTTGGTGTTACTACAATTACTGATGATATTTTTTCTTTATTTAAGAAACGAACATATGAAATAGCGGCACTTACACCACCAAATGTTAATGTGTATTTTAATAATACTAAAATTAATATTAAAGATTTTGAAAAGTTTTGTGTTAATTTTACAGAAGGAACTAAAGCTTTTGAAAAATACGGTGATCGTTGGGAAATATGTGCATCTTTAAGTAATCACGGTTTTGTTCATATGGCTTATGTAAATGGTATTCATACTAGATTGGGTGGCAAACACGTTGATTATATTCAACAACAAATTGTAAAAGGTTTGGTAGAACTTGCAGCTAAAAAGAAGAAGATATTAAAACCACAGTTTATTAAAGATAATTTATTTTTAGGAATCAAATGTTTATTAAATAATCCTACATATGATAGTCAAACTAAAGATCTAATGAATCTACCACAATCTAAATTTGGTTCAAAATGCGAAATATCTGATAAGTTTATTCAAAAACTGTATAAAGATAGTGGTATTATTGATAAAGCTTTAGTTCTAAGTGATGCTCAACTTGATAAACAAATATCTAAAACTGATGGTAAAAAACTTAGTAAAGTTATTATTAAAGGTTTTATGGATGCACCTTGGGCTGGAACTAAAAAATCAGATCAATGTTATTTATACATTTGTGAAGGATTATCTGCACAAACCTTATTTACATCCGGTAAAACTCAATTAAAAGATCCTGAATCCTATGGTTGTGCGGCAATTCGTGGAAAGCTTATGAATTGTAAATCAGTATCAAATGTTAAATTGGCACAAAATGAAGAAATATCTAATCTTAAAAAGATCTTAGGATTAGAAAGTAATAAAAATTATACCGATACATCTTCTTTAAGGTATAAAGGTATTATTTGTTTAGTAGATGCAGATTTAGACGGAATACATATTAAAGGTTTGATAACTAATATGTTTCAATCTCAATGGCCTTCTCTATTCAAAATGAAAGGTTTCATTAAAACAATGTTAACACCTATTATTCGTATGAAAAAAGGAACTAATACACAATATTTCTATACAACGCAAGAATATGAAGAATGGGAAAAAAACAATAATGTAAGTGGTTGGAATATTACCTATCTTAAAGGTTGTGGTTCTTCGACATCTGAGGAAGGTAAGCAATTTTTTAAGAATATGAAAATGGTAACTTATACATATGATGATGAATCAGATCAAGCTTATAATTTAGCTTTTGATGCTAAATTAGCGGACAAACGTAAAGAATGGATAGCAGAATATGATAAAAATAAAATAGTAGATTTATCACAATCTCTTGATGTTCCTTATACAGATTTAATTCATAAAGAATTAATCCATTTTTCTCATAGAGATATTGAAAGAAATATTAATAATATTTGTGATTCTTTGAAAGAAAGCCAACGTAAATTACTTTTCAGTTTGTTTAAAAAGAAGATATATGGAAGCAATGAAATTAAAGTATCACAAATGGCTGGTATGGCTGCCGCAATGACTGCATATCACCACGGCGACCAATCATTAGCTGAAGCATTAACTAAAATGGGGCAAAACTTTATTGGTAGTAATAATATTCCTTTAGTATCTGCTCTAGGTCAATTTGGTACAAGATTACACGGTGGAGGTGCTGATAGCGCTCAACCTCGTTATCTATTTACTAAAATATCACCAATGTGTTCTTTAATTTTTAGAGAAGAAGATATGCCTATTCTTAAATATAAAGTTGAAGAAAATCAGAAAATAGAACCTGAATGGTTTATTGGTGTTATTCCTACTGTTTTTGTAGTAAATGTAGCAGGTATTGGAACTGGATATTCAACTGAAATACCTAATTTTAATCCGGACGAAGTAATAGATCAATGTATTTTAATTTGTAGTGAATTAGAGAAAGAAGAAGCTGATATTAAGAACGCTGAAGATTTATTGAAAACATTTGATGTTATAAATAAAACTGTTATTAATGATTTAATTCCACATTATCCTAATTTCAAAGGATCTGTAAAATTAAAAGATGGTAAAGAAAACATTTATGAATCTACAGGTTGCTATAATTATATTGATGATAATACAATAGAAATTACAGAAATACCTATTAATAAAGCAATTGAAGATTATAAAAATATACTTGAAGATCTAGTTCTTAATAATCAAATTAAAAACTTTGAAAATCATTATTCAGCTTTAAATATCCGCTTTGTTATACATTTAAATCAAAAAATAGATGATCCTATCAAGTTCTTTAAACTATCATCTACAATTGGATTATCATTAAATAATATGCATCTGTATAATTCTAATATTAAAATTAAAAAATATGAATCAACTTCAGCTATTATGCGTGAATGGTGTTCTGTTCGTCTCACTTGTTATCACGAAAGAAAAACATATCAATTAAAAGTTTTAAATAAAACTTATAAAAAACTATCAGCTAAAGCACAATTTATTCAAGACATTATTGATGGTAAAATTAAAATTATGAATGTAGAAGATGATGTTCTTAATGCTAGATTAGAAACACTTAAATATCCTAAATTATCAGATAAAGATGATGATGATGAAGAAGAAGGTGATAAAACTAAAAATTACAATTATTTATTGAAAATGCCTGTTAATTCTTTAACAAAAAATAATTTAGAAAAGTTGAAGAAAAATGCGGAAGATATTAATAAACAAATAAAAGATTTAACAAAAACACCAATTTATAAAATATGGATGAAAGAATTACAAGAAGTACGTGATGGTTATAAAAAATATAAAGATGAACTTGCAGAAATATACGAAAAAGATCTTGAATCATTAAAAGGAAATTCAACAAAACCTAAAAAGAAAAAATGATGTATAAAAATGATGTAATAATATAATATTTTATTATCTGTTGAACTTCAGTATCGTATAGTAAATTTCATATATTTAAAAATTATGATATATGAAAATTGTCCTGATTTTAAATTAGGAATATGTACGGCTTATAAAGATAAAACGTGTAAATATGCTTATCATAAAGCTTGTGATAATAATTATTTATGTAGAGATGATAATTGTAAATATGGTCATGGTATTTCTATTATGAAAAGAACTATTATAAGTGATATGTATGATACTATTGTTAATAATGATTATAATGAAAAAAATGATACATATTGTAGTAAAATAAATTGTATTAGTGAAGAATGTCATAGAGAACATTATTTTAGTTATGATAATAGATCGTTCATTTATAAAATTGTTAATCAAAATGTTACTGACGAACAAGCTTGGAATGAATATCAAGAAAAATATACTATGGTAGCATCTGCATCTAGTAGTACAGTATCTTTAAATGATATTGATTATTCAAGTCCTACTACCAATACACCACCTATTTTAACTACATATGTGTCTTTGTTTAAAGATAAAACAAATGAAATAGATGAAATAACTGAAATAGATGAAATAACTGAAGAAATGCTTAATATTCGTAAAGAACTATCACATAATACAAAACGTAAGGATACTATCAAAGAACAAATTAAACAATTAGAAGATGAATTAGTAATTGTAGAAAGCAAAATAAATAATAATAAAACTAAACTCAAACAATTAGCGACTAAAATTGCTGATTGTTAAAATATATTATATGGTGTAATAAAGGTAATTGTGATGTGTAAATAAATATATATTTTATCTAATATATTATAATTAATTTTTATGTATTTACTAATAGTAAATGTTAGACATTACAATATGTGATAAAGAATATTATAAAATAAAAAAAGAATATGAAAAACATTTTAAACAAATAAATAAAGATATAAATAATTTAATTAAAAACCTTTATTGATTTAATAATATTTTAAGATTATTAACTTCTTGTTTAAGATCTTTAATATCTTTATTATTACTTTTTATACATTCTATTAGTAAGGCAACTAATTGACTATAATCTACATTGTAATTATTAAATGCCTCAGGTATATGATTTCTAATATCTTGAGCTATAACACCAATTCCATTTTTATTAGTTTTCTTATTTTTATATTTAATACCCCTAATTTTACTTAATAAAATATTAGGATCTTTAATTTCAGTAACTTCTTTTTTGTTTAGGGCATCTTCATTCTTTTCCATCTTTAATTATATCATATAATTCTTTAACGGCTTCAATTAATAAAGCAACTAAATTAGCATAAGCAACTGTTTTAATATTATTATGTTCTTGAACAACTTCTGGACAATATTTTTCAACATTTTGTGCTATTACCCCCATACAAATCTTATCTAAATTATCTTTTCTTCTATAATTTACACCGTTTAATTTTAAAACTTTATTTAAACTATCTTTAATAGGAGTTACATCTGTTTTTAACGACTGATCAGAATATGCAGCAATATCATCTTCACATATTATTCCTTTTATATTACTACTATAATTACCTACAAATAATGCTGGTGATTTAGTTTCACCTAATACATTATAATCATCATAAGTGCTAGGATTTATAGCAACACGAGTATCGTTAACTAACACTATATTGCTTTCTCTCCTCCATATATTACCATATTGTTGTAATAATGTATTAATATTACTAGTATTAGTTGCTAAATTAGATGCTAAAAAAACGTTAATATTACTTTCTATTTCATCAACTTTAGCATCTAATTTAGTTTTTAAAACATAATCATCTAATATTAAAGGAGTTGTACTAGTTTCAAAAGTGCCTGATTTATCTTCAGTTCTATAAATATTACCACCACCTTCTATTAAAATATCACCTTTTAATCTTAACGCAAAATCATTACTAGGTTTACAAGCTATACTAATACAATTTTCAACACATAAACTATTTGGTGTAGTATTGTTAAAACTATTCAAAGAACTACCAATATTAACAGAAGGTTTAATATTAATAGTATCAGTACATATAATTCCTAATCCAACATTATCATCTAAAAATAAATTATCACTTTTACCTAAGCCATTATAACTATCATCAAAAGATTTTGTATATATCTTAAAATCATCTTTTAACATTACTAAATGACGATTACTATGATGAACTTTAAGAACATTAGATTCAATTAAAATACCATCTTTATGGAGATTTTTATTAATTAATTTATATTTATTTGATGTTAATGAATTAACAATTAATTCATTACTACTATAATCACCATTATATCCTAAATAAAATGTATTAATATTACTATCAATTAAATTATTATTACTATATAAATTATGATTTTTATCAATATAATAATACCTAACATCATCAATAATATAAATATCTTTAATATTTATATTGATAGTTGTAATAATACTATCATTATTATCATTTTTTATTTTTTTAATAATTTTCTTATCATTAACAAGATAATGATAATCATAATTATTAGAATAATAACCGCCTGCGTTATAATTAGCTTCTTCTATTGGAAAATCTTCATCATCATATAAAAAATAGATGATGTTAATTTTGCTATATATTATAACACCATTTTCCGATTTAATATTTTCAACATTAGTATCAATATATTTATATTTATTATCAGGTTTTAATCTATATAATATATTATCCGCAATTATATATGTATTGTTAGCGGTGCAATAAATATCAGTAATATTAACAAACTTACTACCTATAAAATTAAGATCATCTGTAGTTATAAAGTTTTCTATATCAGTATCTAATATAATTTTAATATTAGAATAATTATTAGAATAATGTAGAATATTATCCGTTATATTAACACCCGTAATATTATTATTACGTTTATAGTCTGTAAACTCATTGTAAAATGTTAAAAAACTCGTATCATCAACAATAATATCATTACATTTAATATTTGATTCTACATATAATTGTATATTTGAAGTTTTATCTGGTATATTATATCCAATAGAGACATAAGGATCTTGGGCATATATTTGAATAGTTCCTATGTTACTGTTATCTACTAATTTAACTGTTTTTTGATCAATATTAGTAGCATTATTTTTAATGGTAATTGTAGAATCATTAAGTATATTACAAGTGTTGATATTAACTAATGAATTAGGAATATAAACATTAGATTGTTGCCTGTATATTGTTAAATAATTGGCATCATTTATAAAAGATGTTGGTATTGTATTATCACTATTTAAAACCAAAATATTACAATTATTATGTTTTATATTTCCAGTAAAATTAACTTCACCATTAAAAATAATATTACTATGATCTTTATTGGATATTGTATTCGTTCTTATATCATCAACATCAAAATCAATATTGGAATATATTAATTGAGTATTTTCATTTTCAGCTTTAAAAATAAATTGATTATCAAGTAATCTTATATCAAGCTGATTTGATCTATTTTGAAGACTCATAAAAACATCAGTTCCATTTGTATTTTTAATAGCAAAAGCATTTGGTATAGAAGATTTAATTAATTGTGTAGGTTTAGACATATTGAGTTTTTATTATTCTATAGATATAAGAAATGAATAGAATTGAATGTGTTACAAAAATTATAGCTGTTAAAATTATTAATAATTCTTTAGATATATGCGAATAACATTTACAATGTTTATTAACATATATAACAAATAATATAATAATTATACTTGTAATCAATGTATAGATCATATAAATACTATATAATAAACTAAATACCCTATTTTTTACTAAATAAAACATAATATTAAACAAGAAATATAATATACTTAATACAATATAAACAATAATATAATAATAATGCCATATATCTAAACAATCACATTGTTTTTTAAAAACACTTAACCAATAATATAAATATAAAAATATTAAAAAATATAAAATAATAGCAAATATTTCTAAATACATTTTATTATCATATTAAGAAAGTAAAATGACAAAAGATTCTAGATTAATAGCATCAGGTAGTTATGGATGTGTTGTTATACCACCCGTAACAGCAAATATTACTGAAGTTAAAAAATATACAAATAAAACTAAAGACGATATAGGTAAATTATTTAAAGCAACTGGTGATAGTAAAAAAGAAGCATTGAAAGAATATTCAAAATACAAAGAATCAGTTGAGAATGTATTATACTATAACAAAATAGTTCCAAAAATAAAGGGTTATAATATAATACATAAAATTACTGATACTCAAATACATAACTGTTTATTTTTGGATGATTATGATGAAGATATACATCAATTAATATATGAAAATGCAGGTATTACTTTTAAAGATTATCCTTACAAAAAACTTACCTATAAAAAATTAATGAAAATGTTAAAAACATTTTTAGAATATTTTAATAATTATGTAGAATCCGGAAGGATACATAATGATATTAGTTATAATAATATAATGATTAAAAACAATAGAATATTATTAATTGATTTTGGATTAGAAACAACCAAAAATACAATATTTACTAAAAAATATAATAATTCTTTTAAACATAAATATGCATTTTTTCCACCTGAATATAGATTATTATATTTAAAAAATAGAATTAATACAAAAGAAAATGTTAAATTTGGTTTTAATAATTTTAAATATGTAATAGATAGTAATTTTAATATAATGAGTAAAGAATATATTTTAAAAGAAATAGGATCTTTACTTGATAATTTTTCAACAGATTATAAAAAAATAGATGTTTTTGCATTAGGTGTTAATTTATATTTACTTCGTAATAGAATAATATTTGATAATAATAATGAATCAAAATCGTTTAATTATTTAATTAAAAAAATGATAGAACCGCATCATATTAAAAGATTTTCAATATTAGAAGTAATTAAATATGCCAGTTGAATGGAAATTACTTAAAAATTATACAGATCTTAAAAAAACTAAAAATACTAAATTATTAAAATTATATTCATATGGTAAATGGTTTATTGAAGATACTCCATTTACATTAAAATCTAAATTTGATTATGCCAAAAAAAACTTTATTTCTACATATGGTGGATCTAATGCTTGGACTGAGAAATTATTTTTATATGATATCAATACTTACGACATATCAATAACATTAAGTGGATTAGAAAAAGGAGAATATCAACAAGATCAATGTTCAGATAAACAATATGCGAATGTAATTAATTTCATAAAAAAAAATATATATATAACAGATGATGATAATCTAGGTTGGTTGTTGAAAAACAATATTAAAATATTGGAATTATTAATGGAATATAGGATTGAAAAAAAACAAAGTATTTCAACATTTAATAATGATCTTAAAATGTTTGCTAGAATATTTAAAATAGCTTTAGGTGATAACCACGAATTATATAAGAAATATAGTCAATTACAAAGTGATTTAAATAGTCTTTTAATAGAAAAAGAAACTGGTAAGAACACTTTAAATAAATATGAAAAAGATAAATATATAGATTTTGATAATTTGTTAAAAATACGTCAAGAACTTGAAGATAATTGGAGAACTGAATTAGATAAAAATAGTATTAAATCTAAATCAGTATGGGAATTACATTATAAAATGCTATTGTTAAGTAGTTATGTTCTTACACCTTGTGTTAGAACAGAATTAATGATTACAAAGTTTGCAAATACTGAAGAAGAAATGAGTGATAATATAGATTATGTATATATTCCGCAAGAATTGGATAAAGCAGTAGAATATAATTTTAAGATATGTAAAAAAGGCAAACCTGTTGAAAGATATACAATCGGTTATAATGATGAATCTAGATCAAAATTAAGTGCTTTATTTCGTGAAAGTTTATTACTTTATAAAAGAGAATCAGTTTTTCCTCAAATTAAGAATATGGATAAAAATGCTACAATAGCAAATGTAAATCAATTTTTAAGAACTTTAATTAAAGGAACTACATTAGGTGTTAATGTAATACGATCATCTTATATAACTTGGCGTAATAAAAATGGTGTATCGTATAACGATATGAAAGAAGATGCAATTAGATTAAGAAACAGTGTAGAAACTCAAATGAAAGATTATTTAAAGAAAACAGATGATATTAAAACTGATTATGTAGCAAATGAAATTAAAATTAAAGACGGTATAGATGCTTTACAAAAAGAAAAAGATTATAAAAAAGAATATTATGAGAAAAATAAAGATAAAATAAAAGAATATGTAAATGCTAATAAAAATAAAAAAAATGCTTTATATCATATAAATAAATATAACAAAACTGGAATAGAGCCGAAAGAAGCAGTAATAGAAAAATGGAAATTGTATAAAGAAAATGATAAATGGAAAAGTGAATATGTTATATAATAATAAATGATAGGATTGAGTATATATATAATTATACTAATAACAACAATTTTATTACATTATGCTTTATATACTTGGACAAATGATTTAAAAAAATTGGGTTGTAAATGTTCTTCGGGAACTGTAAGAGATGTAATTAATATGTTAGCTTTAATATTTTTATTATTAATTCCATATAGAATAGTAAATTATAATGATAAGTATTTTTCAGCATTTTTCTATGGATTTATAAGACTTATTACAATAACGTATTTTATTTTGATAATTTATTATATTAATAAATTAAATAATGACGCTTGTGAATGTAGTAGTAATTGGAAGAAAGATTATAGTTTTATAACTACAATAATATTTTCAAGTTTAATAATATTTATAATGATTCAAAAATTAATTTTATTTTCTATATTAGATAATAAATAATGCCGAAAAAAGGATCAAGTCCTATAGATCAAATAAGATCTGTAAATCCTGCAAATCCTAATTTTAATTTAAACTTTACTAATGTAGCAGTATTTATAGTTGTATTAATAATAGTAGTTTTAGTTTTAGTTTTACATTATGCTATGTATACTTGGACTGAAGAATTAGAAAAAACTGGTTGTGAATGTTCTGATCTATGGCATAGAAATATTATACATTGGATTGCATTAATATTAGTAATAATTATACCTATTAATATTTTAATACGATTTTATCAAGTAAAATCAAAATTAGTTATTCCGTATTTTTTTATAGGAGTTGCTTTACAAGTATTTTATATTGCTATGATATTTGACTATATTACCAAACTTAAAAAATTAGAATGTGAATGTAGTGAAAGCTGGAAACGTGAATATGGTTATATCGGTAGTATTGTATATATTGGTTATTTTGGTTTAATATTGTTGTTATTAATTTTAGGATTAGTAATGGTTGGTTTTATGCGTAAGTAAGTTCGTGAATAATATATTCTAGTTTTTTATTATAATTTAATTTTGTTTTGATTGTTCCAATATTACAACCTTTTTTATTTCGTTGTTTATATGAATATAGTGTTTTGAAAAAGTTTATATCATCTAATATAAAATATTTGTCATTCATATGATATTCATATTTTTTTCGATAGTTATTTAAAATATATTTATTTTCAAGTTTCAAATATAATTCTTCCATTATATTTTATTTTTTTGTGTTAGCATTTTTATAAGAAATTATAATATTATAAAAAGAAACAAATTAATAATTGTTTAAACAATTATCACATTCTGTATATTCATCACTAAATGGTGAAAATATTGTTCCACAAGTACAACATTCTTTTAAATCCATAAAATCTAAATAATTTAAAAAACATTCACGACAAATATCGTTATTATAAATAACTTTTTTACACATATGACATTGTGTATTTAAACTAACTTTATGAAAATTATTGATTAACGAATCCATTAATTATTTTATAATTTGCTATCATTTTTTAAATATTGTTTAATATTATCTGAAGCAACTTCTAATAATATAAATTTTTTAATAACCTTAACAGCATCAATATCCAAATATTCAATTTCATTTTCTTCAGTTAAATCTAAGTGTTTCTTATGACATTGAGCACAAATTCTACAATTAACTACTTCAATAATATCATTATTACACCTAGTATAAGTAATTTTTGGATAACGATTACCATTATAAGGTTTAAGTTCAAATAAATAATTATTGTTAGAATCTTGAATACGACATTCGTCTGATAGCATTCCACACGGTCCTGAACAAAAATGTAAGTTATTATGATCTAATATGATTTTAACCATATTTTATATAAATAAACAAATATATATGTTGTAATTTTTATATATAAAAAAATATATTTATATATTTATATATGGATATAGAAGACATTGCGGAGGGTTTTAAAAATATTACAGATGTTGAAAAGTTTAGACTTAGTATTCAAAAAAAATATAAAATAGTTTTATCTAAACCAGATCTTATTAATATTTATAATCAATTAAATCTTAATGACGAAAATCTTAAAAATCTTATTATTAAAAAAAGACAAAAATCTACATCAGGTGTTATTGTTATAACGGTTTTAACATCAGGTAATCCATCTTACGAAGAAAACGGAAAGATAATAATTAAAACATTTAGTTGTAAACATAATTGTGCTTATTGTCCTAATGAAAAAGCACACGAAGGTAATGGATGGATTGATCAACCAAGAAGTTATTTATATTCAGAACCGGCAGTATTACGTGCAAATGCAAATGACTTTGATCCTATAAAACAATTTAATTCACGTGTATCTACTTTAATTTCTATGGGACATACAATAGATAAAATTGAATTGATAGTATTAGGAGGAACTTGGTCTCAATATCCTAAAAAATATCAAGATTGGTTTATTACTTCAATTTATTATGCTGCAAATACATTTTATAATCCTAGACCTATGTATTCTTTAGAACAAGAGATAACAATTAATGAAACCGCAAAAATACATATAATAGGTTTAACATTAGAAACTCGTCCTGATACTATAGATTTAAATGAAATTAAAGAATTACGTAAATATAATTGCACTAGAGTTCAATTAGGAGTTCAACATACTGATAATAATGTTTTAAAAAAAATACAAAGAGGTCATACTATAGAACAAGCTTACAATGCTATTAAATTATTAAAAAATAATTGTTTTAAAGTTGATATACATTTAATGCCTAATCTTCCTGGATCAAATTATGAAAAAGATCAAGAAATGTTAAATAACGCTCTATATAATCCGGATTTAGAAGCAGATCAATATAAAATATATCCTTGTGCTGTTGTTCCTTGGACTAAAATAAAACAATGGTTTGATGAAGGATCTTATATACCTTATGATGATACCTTATTATTCCAATTAATTAAAGATTTTAAAATAAAAGTTCAAAAATGGAAAAGACTTAATAGAATTATTCGTGATATACCATCTTCGTATATTACTGGTGGATATAAAGATGTTAATATGCGTCAATTATTACAAACTGATATGAAAAAAAATAATTGGAAATGTAATTGTATTAGATGCCGTGAAGTTAAAGATAATAAGATAACCGAAAAAATAGAACAAGTTTGTAGTGTATATAAAGCATCACAAGGAACTGAATATTTTATATCATTTGAAACTTTTAAATATCTTATAGGATTTATTAGATTACGATTAAACACTAATTATGAAAATACTGTAAATATATTGAAAGATTGTGCATTAATTAGAGAACTTCATGTTTATTCTAGTCTTACTGATGTAGGTGGAGATGTTGAAAATTCTTATCAACATAAAGGTTTTGGTAAAAGATTAATAAAAAAAGCAGAAGAAATCGCATTAAAATGTGGTTATAATAAAATAGCAATCATAAGTGGCACAGGAGTACGTGATTATTATCGTAAAATGGGATATACATTGGAAGAAACGTATATGATCAAAAACTTATAAATAATTCTATTATTCTTTTTATAATATTATTATTTGCAATTAATAAATAAAATAAATGTAAATAATATAACATTATTATCATATATAGATTTACAGGTTTATTTACTAATTGTAAATAAACAATACAAAAAACGCATTTTCTAAAAGAAAGATGAGCAAATAAAGATTCTATATTTTTATTTGTATATTCAAGATACTGTGATAATCCGTAAAATAATAGTACAAATAAATATAATATTATGTAATGATCTATTATAATCTGAGAACCAATATAACGCTGATATAAAACTTGTTAAAATTGTATGCATATATAGTAGGTAATTAACAGAAAATGAAATAGTATAAAGTGGAAATAATAACCAAAAAGAATTGATACCTAAAATAAATCTATACATTCTTACATATTATTATATAATTTCTTATAGTTATACCCACCATATAAATAATCTATAAAAACATTTTCAGTTTCATAATCTTTTTTTAATGCTAATAATATATGTAATAATACAGGAATTAGACATAAATTATATAATATATTTTTTATTGATAATTCATAACAATATGATAATATAATCATACATATTATTGATTTAAAAGGTATCATTATACTACTTTGTAATATCGTAATTTTACCAAATATACCTAGACTTAACATTATAGCAGGATAAATAGGTAATACATGTAATGTTAGAATACCAGTATAATAAAAGAAATAATGAATATGTTTAAGAATACTAAATGATTTTGAAATATCTTTCATATTTATATAAATACTTGTCTTATTTAATATATCAAAATGTTTAACCCTAAAAAACGCAAAATAAATGAAATATCTGAAAAAATGAAAATTAATGATGTAGATTAAAAAATGATAACATATTTACATATAACAAAATGGCAAGCAATATAGAAAATACTTTTAAAGAAAATATAGATAAATCTTTATTCCATATACCATCATTAAACAAATATGTTGGATGGATTAATTTAATTAGTTTTTCATTTATGTTTAAACCGATTGGTATTAATCGCACTATCAATGAAGATGTTATAAATAAAAGAGTAAAAGAAAATGAAGATTCTTATCTAGCTACTCAAAAATATTATGATTTTGGAAATGCTGAACTTGTTGTAATTCGTGAATATAATGATAATATCTTATACATTATTGATGGACAACATCGTTTAGGAACTATGCAAAATTTAAAAATAAAATATCCGGATCGTGATCTTATTATAAGTGTAAGTATTTACGTTAAAGATACAGTTGAAGAAACAGTAAAATATCTAAAGCATTTCCAAAATCAATATCCGTCAGACGATAGGTTGTTTTCAGCAAACCAAGTAGAAAGAGATCAACTTGATAAAGTTTTGGCAATATTCAAATTTGAATATCCCGAAGTATTCTCACAATATGATAAACACATACTTAATCTTATAAATAAAAAAGATAAATATTATAAAGAACCAAATAGACCATATCTATCTAATGGTATGATATCTGATTTTATTCGCAATCCTGAAGTTAAAATTAATAAACTAAGTGATCCTAATATTACAAGTAATGATATTAAAATAATAAATGCAAAAATAAAAGAAAATCTTCAAATGGCTAAAGGCGCTATAAATCATAATTTAATTGAAAATGAATTACAAGGTTGTTATTTTGGTATAATTCGTAAAGATAATAAAAAATTAATTGAAGTTATAAATACATAAAAACATACAATAACATTATTATAATGTTAGAATATATACAATATATTGATAAATATATTTTATTAGATTATATTGAAGAATTATATAGTAGAAATACAATAGTAGATGATACAACTAACGAAATTATAAGTATTTATAACGCAAGATCAGATTTAGGTACAATGAAAGAAACTTATGTTCAATATAAAAGACGTAAGTTTCTTATAAAAAATCCAGTATATGTAGATAGTATTAAAAATAAAATATCAAAAAACGAATATAATAGAATAGTAAAATATTTAAATAAAATAAAAGTATTATGTAAGAATACTAAATGTGTTACTAAAACATATATAACTCCAAAAGATATATATAAAAATGTAGATTGGAATGAATTAAAGTTTTGTTGCAACAAACACGGTATTATAAGTTGTTCTAAAGAACTTAAGCAACAAGCAACTCTAATTTATCATTAAATTGTCGGGTTTTTTCTTCAAGTGTTCCTATATCAGGAAAAGTTGGTAAAGGTAATATATTATTTGTTTTTTTTATAAGTCTTGTAGGAATATAAGGATAATGAAATTGTTCTAATAATCTTCCATTACTAATTCCTTTTTGTATTACAATAATAGTTTTATCAGAACTATTATCATAATTAGTTTCGTCTATTGTAAATAATTCTCCTTTATGAATATAAAAATCATTGTCATCATCTATTTTTCCTAAAAATATAGGAAAATCTACTGTTCCTATTTTTATATTTAAACTTATATTATATTCATTTTCTTCAATTGCTTTAGCAATTCCAACTAATCTAATATGTTTATAAATATTATCATTAACTTCTAACGTTTTCTGTTTTGTAAAATGTTTAATTTTTTTAAATATTTCTTTCAAGTTATCTCTTGTAAATGGTGTTCTACCTAATGCAATATTTTCAGGAACTTTACCTATTTTATGACAATCTAAAACATAATTATAAATATTTACAGTATCATAACAATTTACATAAGTTTTTCCATTAATGACGGATTTTATTTTAGATAAATATTTAATTTTTTTAGCGTGCATATCAGCATATAATTCCATTGTAAATGGTTCATTACCGGTTAAATCACATCTATTTTTAAACATTTTATCTAATCTTTTTGCGTCTAATTTTAATTCAGTTTTAATAGCACTTAGAGATTTTTTACCACCTCCGCTATATTGCATTAATTGTTTTGCTCGTGTATTGCTAATCTTACCATTTAATTCTGCAATTTTTAATTCTATTAAAAGTTCTTCTTTGTCTTCAGAGTTTTCTATATCTGTTCCATCATATATATATCTGTAAAACTTATTTTTAAGATCATCAGTTAAAATAACATCACTTGATTCTTCATACAAAGTGCTATTACTACTACTTTCTCTAGTTTTACTAAAAGCAAATAAAGATCTTTGTGTAGTTTTAATAGGTAAATAACCATATTCAAGATCATCTTTAGTTCTATTAATAGAAACCGAAAAATATGGTGATACTTTCTTACCTAAATGTTCTTTATTATATTCTTTTAGTTTTCGATCATATTCTTTTATTTGTATGTTATATTCATTTATTTTTTTACTATATTCGCTTAATTGTCTATCTTTATCGTTATCAATTAAATTAGTTAATTTTATTTTTAATTCTACAAGATCTTCTTTTGAAGCTTTAGAAATATTTGATTCTAAATTTGATTTACGATTTTTATAAATTATTAATTCTTGCGATAAAATTGGATATGTAGGTATTTCGGGTGGGTTTGGTAAATTATCATATGGATCTTTAACAAAATTATATACCACTTGTTTATTTGATTCCATATGTATTTCTTCAATATCAAAAATAGCAGAAACTAAAAATTTGCTATAAGTTGTATTATCTACGGTCATAATACAGTTATAAATAATATTTACATAATAATTACCGTGGTCATCTAAATAATTATAATCCATTTTAGTTTCTTTAATTCTTTCAAAAATATCTTCTTTTCCAAACAAATTAATTAAGTGTGATATACAATGTATTCTCGTTTTCATATTTTTAATAGTTTCCGGTAAAACATTTGTATCAATATCCAACATTTCTTCAAAATATGAAATATATTCAGGTTGTTCTAATTCTATGCGATTTGCCAATTTTGTTAGTGGTAATATTAAAACACAAAGATCGTAAATATATTCATTTACCATTTCAATAAATACTTCTAGATTTTCATCTAACATAATATCTTTTAATACATCAGGTATAGTCGGATATGTTTTAGCCAAATTAGAATTAACTTCAAATTGCATTGCTATTATTTTGTATAAAAAGTAATTAAGATTAAATTCACTAACATTATTATCCTTTAAATAATATGCCGTAAATAAATAATCAAACTCAAACTTTTTTAATTTAACCTCTTTACCATTTCGTTTATAAAAAGACAAATCAATTGAAGTAGAATTAAAAGTATAACAATGTGTTGTTGGTAATTTAGTAGTAATATTAGGTTCATTTACTGAAACTAAATATTCTAAGAACGATTTATACAATTTAACATATTCGCTATTAGAAACAACAGATAATTTAATAGTTTCATCAGTATATGGATTGATTTCAGGATTATCACGCCATTTTTTTAATTTACTTTTAAGTTCTTTATCTGTTATAAAAATATTAGGATTCTCAAATATCTTTTGTGGAATAGATAAAGTTTCCTTACTAACTTTTTTATGAATTAAATCTATTGTAACAGGATTACTGTATAGCTCATCCCAATCTGGATTTTTTAATTTTTTAATTGCTTCAATATCATTTGAACGACATATCTTTTTAATTTTTAATTGTTCTGTAGGTTTATATTCACTGCGAAGTAATTTACTACCATTCGGATTTAAAAATAAATTATCATAGTTAATGTTATCCGGATTTTTATTTAATATTTTAATAGCATTTGGATTTGCTGATAATCTAGAATAATCAATTATATCTGGGTTCTTTTCTAATATTTTAATAGCATTTGGATTACTTGACAATCCTGTCAAATATTTATCTTTAAAACATAATATTAAAAGCTCATTATATTTATTAGGATCAATCAATACTGAATATAAATATGTATCTTTAACGAAGTTAAAATCATTTAATAAATATAGTAATATACCTGGATTAGTGAATAATGTACACCAATCTATTTTACTTTTTAAACTATCATATTCAGTTTTAGTTAATGTTTTCTCATATTCTATTCTTTTTTCTAATATTTTAATAGCATTTGTATTTGCAGATAATCCTTCCCAACCATAATTATCAATAGTGTTTTTATTTATCCAATATCTTAATAACATTTTAATTTAAAAAAATAATAAAATTATTTACAATTACAATTAAATCTTATAATTAATACAATAATAAATGTTATTGTAAATGCTATTATAAAAACTTTAAATAACATTTAATTATTCAGTAAAGGTTAAAACTCTATGTAATATTTCTTTTTGAACACTCTTAGGTGCTTTACTAGCCGTAATAATATCAGCCATTTTATATTCTTTACAAACAAAAAATAAGTAAATATTAGGATCGTGTCTAATAAGTTTTAAAAACTTATTTTTGTGTTTTAAATGTTCATCATAACTACAAGGATATACAAGTAGATTTTCTTTATTAAATGTTTCAGTTAAATTATCAATTTTAGTTTGTAATATTTGTTTTTTATACTCTTTAGCAAGATGATCGTTTAACATTATATATTCATCACTAATTAACATATAAACTATAGGTATAGTTTTATAATTGTTTTTAATAAGCTTATTATAATACTGTAGATCAAACATAATTATACTAAGTTATAAAGTTTTAAATCATTTTTTATAGTTATCAGGAACTTTAGTTATAATTTTACCATTTTCAATATAAGCATTCCTTTGTTTTTCTTCAGTAACTTTAAATACACATCGTGTAACCTTATCATTACATAGCATCATAGCTAACGATGATACAACTAAACTAAAAGACCATTTAAAATAATGAATATATGCAAGCTCTTTTATTTTATTTAAATATGGTTTAATTTTATTACCAGTCATAAATGTAGTTCTAATTATCATAAAGCAATCATTTGGTATATATGGTTGTCTTAATTCAACTTCACTCAATGAATAATCTTTATCAAATACAATATTATGTAATTTTTTAAAATGAGTAATAGCATTTTCTTCTGTAATTTTAACAGGAGTATTAAAAGAGTTTAATTTATCTACATCATTTTGAAAATTAGCTTTCAATAAATCATACATACCGAAAGAACTAAATACACATTGATTTGACATTAAGCAAAATAAAATATTATTTGCTCTATTGTCAATAATATTAAAGAAATCTTCTTTTACTGGTTCTTCAATAATAGTATCATCGTTAAGTTTCATTACATAATCAAATTCATTTGCGATTTCTTCCCAAAATATAAATAACATATAATACGATAAATTACGATATTCTACATTATTCCAATCTGTGGTAATATCTGTTTTTAAAATAGTATTAAATTTATCTTTATCAATATTATCAGGTATAGATAACTTAATGTCTTTAAAAGAAACTAGATTGGAACAATCTGATCTTATACCTAAAAGTATTTCTTCTTTATCTTCTTTTGATAAATCTTCATTTAAAATATAAACATTATGTTTATGAGTATGATTATAGTTTTTAAATAAAAAATATAAGGTGGTTTTAAGATATATTTTACGAGAAGATTTGGTAAAAATAAAAATACCGGTTTTCATTTATTGTAAAAATATTGTGATAGCTTTATGTAAAATGAATGTGTTAGACGAAAGATTTAAAGCTTTCGCTTTTTCAAGTATTTCTGAAAATGAAGAATATAAAAAGCTTTATATAGTATCATTACATAATGATGATAATATTAAAAATAATATTCCTTATATATATACCGTATTTAAATCAAAACAAATACAGATAAATAATAATAATTATGAAATACCAAAATTGATAAAACATTTATGTTTTTTAGATAAAACCACTGATAAACTAATTGTAGATGATAAGACGTTAAATTATATTGATGAATATATAAGAAATCTTTCAAAAATTGAACGATTACTTTTAATAATAAGGAGTGATCTAAACAATATGGATTTTTATATATTAAGAACCGTAAGCGAAGTTATAGATGATATTAATTTAATTATTTTCGAGTTTGAAATATCTATTAATTTCTTTAAGACAACTGAAACTGTAAATAAAATACAAGATCTTAAAAATTTATCAGAAAATATAAAATCAATGATAACCAGTAAGGTAATTTATTTAGATATATTAAACTCTCGTATTTTAAGTATAGTTTCATTATCTGCATTACCTGTATTAGTTTTAATGACTATTTGGAGTACTACTGTTAAAAAAGAAGACAGTATTTTATACAAAAATAATTATAAATTTGCTTATAGATCAACGTATTTATTATCAATATTACTAGTGCTTGGAATTATATACAAATATCGTAAAGATTTTCATTGACATTCACCATTTACACATTTTAAACCAGGAGCACAATCTGTATCATCTCTACATTTTTTAGTAAAATTATCTACTTTATCACGTTTTAATTCAAAATATACAATAAACAAAGCAACAATAAAAGCACTTACAATCAAGAAAAAGCTGGTTTGTTTGAAAGACATCATATAAAGATATATGTCGTTTTTAATTATAATAATGGAAAATAATAATACTGAGATTTTATCTGTTTTAAACAATATTAATGAAAATATTAAATTGGTTGTTGAAGAATTAAAAAAATTAAATGACAATAAAATGAAAAATACTCCTAATCTATTTGATCTATTTGGTGGTATGAATTCTCCCAATGATGATGATGATGATGATGAAGAAGAAGAAGATGAAGAAGAAGAAGATGATGAAAGTGAAGAAGCAGAGGAAGAAGTAGAGGAAAAAGCAGAGGAAGAAGTAGAGGAAAAAGCAGATAAAACTAAATAGATATTGAATTTTCTTGATACCATTTAATAACATTTGGATGAACTTTAAAAGAATCACGATGAAGATTAATAATTTTAATATTTTCTAATTTTTTACCACGCGACAAGGCAGTATAACCTTGTCCATATTCAAATATTTTAGAACCTAAATCTATTTCTAAGTAATCAATAGTAGAACCTTGACTTTTATGTATAGTGAGAGCATATGCTAGTTTAATAGGCATAAACATAATGGTAAGATTTTTAATATAATTATTTTTATACTCTTGTGGATAATAATTAATTTCGTGTATTAAACCATTTAAGGTTTTTACAAAACAACTAGATTTATTAATATCTACCACAACACCTCTAGTTCCGTTAACCAATTCATTTTCAATACTAATATTACGAGTTATCATAACTTGCGAACCTACACATAAAAATATTGTATGTTCATATAATTTTTGTTTTAGATTATCATTAACATCCTTTGTAAAATAGGCAGTAAAAATATTTGATTTTGGTTCATTTACCAATATTTTTTTTATTTCTTTTTGATTAATTTTATCAACATCTACATTGTTAGGATATAATTTAGTAGGTTTAATATCTGTAAAAGTAATTTCTTTATTTTTAATTAAAATATCATATATTTGCTGTGTTAATTTACCAAAACGCAATTTTGCCAAAATTAATTGAAAAAGCTTATCATCAGTTTGACGGATTAATTCAGTTAATTCAATAATCTTAGGATTAAGCGTAAGCCAAGATGAACTTAGAAAACAAAAGTTATTAGTAACCGGTGGTAATTGAAAGAAATCACCTACAAAAATCATTTGTATTCCACCAAATACTTTATCCGTATTTTTACAAGCTTTAAGTATATCCGAAATAGTATTACAAAGAATACTATCAAGCATAGATACTTCATCTATAATCAATAGATCTAAATCTCTTATTTTTTTATACGTATCGCATTTAGTTGATGTTAATTTAGCAATATGTTTAAAAACATTAGTATCTGGTTTAAGTTTAAAAAAAGAATGTATAGTAGTTCCACCAACATTAATTGCAGCACATCCTGTTGTAGCAGTTATACCAACATTTTTATGAAGTAATTGAGGCATAAGTACTTGTAATACAAAAGACTTACCTGTCCCAGGCGAACCTGTTAAAAAAATAGTATCACCATTTAATATACTTTGTATAACGTTTTCCTGTTTTTTTGCTAACATTACTATAATCTTATATTATAATTCATTTTTATATAAGATCACCACTGAATAATACCATACAACAGCATATAATACTAAAAAATGTAATATAGCAAACAATGAGATTATATTATACCAAACAAGATTATTATTTATACCAAACAACACTATAAAACATAATATGATACCATATATTACTATATTATATTTTGTAATATTATATACCATTAGCAATCATTTAAATATAAAAATATATCTTTATATATTATACAACCTATGTAATTTAGTTGAAAGTGTCATTTCTATAGAATGTCTATTATCATTATCATATGCTTGCATATTATGTTTATCTAATATACATTGTATTTTTCCAACAACTTCATTCCATATATAAGTTTGCAATTCTTTATAATTTTTTTCTTTACCCGAAAATCCACTATAATAATCATAATTTTCTTTATATTTCAAAAAATAAATAAAATAACTATAATCACGTTCTATTTCATTAAATAATGCCCATATTAAAGGTGTTCTAATATTCTTACAATGAAATATATATGTATATTTAGTTTGCATTATATATGTATTAATGTATCAATCAATTTAAGTGTACTATCGTTTATTACAGATTGCATAGAATTACATATTAATTCTGTTGATTTTCTTATATCTATTTCATTCTCACCATAAGTATAACTAATAGTATTATATGTTTTTGCTACCAACCATTTTTTAAGATATTCTACAGAACAACCAAACATTGCACACGTCTTATCTTTACCAAATATTTCATACAATGATACAATCTTATTCTTTGTTTTGTTAAATATTTTCTGTTGATGTATCCATTTACGAATTTTTTTAACATCCAAACTAGTAATATTATTGTTAGGTTTATTCCAGTTTTTCAATGCTTTTATTTTACTATCTACTGTTTTTAAATTATCAAAATTAGTGTTCAATATCATTACACATATTTCATCTTTTGACATAGATTTCAACCATTTAAAAGTATCTTTATAAATTATTTGATTCATTGACATTATGTTTTTATTTTATTATGTTATCATTTTTATTTCTATTTTTTTACGTTTTTTTAAATAACCAACTATTTGTAATAAAGAATCACATAAGTCATCTGCTTTACTTTTATATTCTTTAAATATACTTTCTAAACGCTCATTACCTTTTATCATTAAACAACATATTTCTATTGCTTTTTTCTTATTATTCCTATATTGCTCTGCTTTACTACAAGTTTTATCCATCTCATAACCTTCCAATTTTATTGAAGCATTTACTTGAACTATATCAATAACATAATTATCGTAATGTTTTAAATTAAAAAAATAACCATATATTAACATTTGTATGGTTTTCATAACACCTTTAGACGGTTGATTTTCTAATAAAACTAAATCAATATTCTGATCGTTAATTTCTTTAATTTCACCAATTAATTCATCCATTCTTATGTAGATCATTTGCGATAATTCCGCTATACTAATTGATTTTTTCATTTTTTCAAATAATCTTATTACCTTCCATATAATAAGTTTATTATCTAATAAAACCGAACATCCTAAATTAATAATACCAATATCAAATGAAACTACTAACATTTTATATATTACTTACTTATTTATTCTTTATAGTGCTTTTCCATCCAATCTACCATTATTTTAAAACCATGTATTAATGCATAATCTACCGTTTTTGTATCAATATTAATATAAATTCCTTCTTCATTTGTTGTAGTTGTTATTAAAGAATCGTGATTATTAATTACCAATGTATTATCATTTATTTTACTTGACGTTGATATATAATTTTGTTTTCTATAATATATTTTTAATAAATTATTAAAATATTCGAAATTAGTTAGCTTATGACCTTTTGCATATTGCTTTACACTCGTATTAAATTTATGTATTATTGATAATATTTGATTATTAGGAATATCTGGAAAATATTCCAGTAATGTATTACTTGTTATACAACCATCGCAATATAAATAACCATCTATTTCTACAGGTGTTGATGCTATAGGAACAGATGAAGATGCTTTTATAGCTTCCATAACTACTATATTTGGTGTATTATCGGTATTAAATAATGTTAGTTCTCCGGTGTTTACACATAATGCTAATATATGTAAGTTTTTTCCATATTTTTTAGATATATCAGCAAATGTTAGCCCTTTAAACTCACTTAATCCTTCTTCCATTATATCAAAATATATTGATACATCTTGAATACCTTTTTCATATATTATATTAATTAAATTATCATACGGTATTAATTTAAACTCTTCTATTTCTACTAATTTATAAAATAACTTTTCTATTCTTGAAATATCAATATTTAAAATAATAAAATAAGCAGTTATTGCACCAAACGATACACCTCCAATATCTTTTATTTTATCAAAATAGTGTGGATAGGCATAAATATATCTTATAATACCTAAGTTATATAGACCCCATAAATGACTTCCCGATATAAAAAAATGTGTTAAATCTGTCATTATTATTTAAATATAATGTTAAACATTTGTTGATCCAAACCCTCCTATATTCCTTTTAGATTCCAATACATCTTCCATTTCCATTTCAACAAACTTAGGAAATACTTGCTTTCTTACTATCAACTGACAACACTTAAATGGATATGCTATTTCTATAGCATCATCACACACTTTTGTTAATCCTACATACAAATTACCCTTATAACTACAATCTATTATACCGATACTATTACTTAACATATATCCGGATTTTACTATAGATGATCGTGGAACTATTTCAACATAATAACCTACCGGAATATTTAAACAAATACCAGTATCATACAATGTAGTTTTAGAATTGAGTTTTTTATGCACATTTAAAATACTAATATCATAACCTACATCGCTAAAATTAGCTTTCTTTGGAATTATAGCATCTTTGCTAATTTTAATGAAATTAATTACAGGTTGATTACAATCTATTATTTTATTAAAATTACTATCATCATATAAATGTTCCGTAGATTCTGTATACAATTTACCCATTAAATCAATATAATTAACTTTTGAAATTATAATATTATCGTCTTTCATTTTATAAGGCACTGTGATCATCTTAAGAAAATCTTCATTATTATATGGAATTGTTAAATTAATATTATTAATATCTAAAACACCAACCGCATCTATAATACCTAAAATAACATCAGCATTATACGTAAATTCTTTGTATGTTTCATAGTTTTTATAAGGAATTGTAGTAGGTGATACTAACTTCCATCCTGTTAAATAATATGACTTTTCCATTTTTATAATTGTTATTGTCTTAGGAGTTTATATCATTTTTATAATAATAAATGTTCAAGAAAGTATATTAAAATCAATAGTGGTTATAAGATCAAGTGTAGAATATCGCGATCCTACAGTCATTTAATATATAAAAACATTTATATAATAATAAATGGAAAAACAAATAATAGAATTATTTACACCACTAAAGGTTAAGATAAACGAAATACCTAAAGATTTTAAGAATATTATTATTAGTAATAACAAATATACATATGATAACTATGTAGATAATGAAATACTAAACAAAATAGTATTTGAATTAATGAATATCTTAGATGATATTTTAAATAAAATTAAAGATCTAAATGTATATTATATAACTACAAAAGATAATGTAGAAACTTATCTATATTACAATAATAAAAAATTAGAATTTTATAATGATTATTTTGTTAAAACCTCATCATTATACTTAGAATATAAAAATAAAGATATACTTATTAATAACCAATATCCAATTGTATTTCTATCTATTAAATTATATGATGAATTCCATCATAATTCATAAATAAATATAAACATAAATGTTAAAAATATAATTAAATATTTTAATATTTTATCAGCATTATTTTTATTATTATGTATATAATTAAAAAGGTTTGATTATTTCGAAACTTAAATAAAATAAGATTTTAATAATTTATTTATTGAGTATAAAAAATTAGATCGTGAAATATTCTATAATTATTTATAAAATCTATAAAATATACCTTATAAAATCCTATAAAACCAAATAAAAATAATTTATATCAACACCCTATAACCCATTAAACAACTAAAATAAACTAAAAATAAATATTTATAAAAACACTGATCAATACTATAAATTGAATAATCAAATCCTACATATACACTCCATATTAGAAAATAAAATAAATTATCTAATATATCAATATCATTTATAGTTACTATATTATTTTTTAAATATACCACCGAATACATAAATGGTATAATATGTAAAATTATATTAACAATACCAAAAGAACCTAAAGATATTCCACATCTTTTAGGTATTTTATATATCAACTTAGGATCTAATAAAAACATTGAATGAAACATAATACATATAGTTATATTATTCATTATTACATGCTTATTATAACAATCTAACCACATTGAAATAATATTCCAAATTGTAAATTGTTTAAAAAACACATTGGTAAATAAATATATATTACTAATAATATCTAATGTAAAGCCAATTATTATAGTTTTATTTATTAATAAAAATAAAGAGTAATTCATTTTCTAATATTACTACTAATAAATATATACTTATATGCTTGATAAAAATCTCATAGAATCTGTCATTTTTTGTATTATTTTATTTATTATTTTATATTTTAGTATTACTTATTACAATAATAGAAATCATACTTATGTAAAAGCAGATGATGGTAATGAATATCGTGTTCAAAATACGGAAGATAATAAAGAATCTGCTAACTTGTTAGCAGACGCTATTACTAGAGTTAAAACATTACTAGATCATTTAAAAAAATCAGAATCACAAGATATACGCACTAAAACATTACTATCCCGCTTCAATCCTGATAATATAACTGAAAATGATCCACAAGAAATGAAATCTGGTGTTACAAGCTATACTGTTAATAAAGGTGAAAAAATCGTAGTCTGTTTAAGACAACAAAATAATAATTTCGTTGAAATTAATACATTAATGTATGTTATTATCCACGAATTAGCACATATTTGCGATATAACATCTGAACAACACGATGAAAAGTTTTGGAACAATTTCGAATGGCTTCTAGAACACTCCGTTAATATTGGTATTTATAATTATATTGATTATAGTAAAGACCAAGAACCATACTGTGGTATGAATATTACTTCTAATGTTTTAAATGACCAATAAAAAAATGATGCGTATAAAAAATTAATGACAATCAATAACAATGAGTACAACATTTCAAATAGTTGATTGGTATATACCCAAATATACTGATCAACTAAATACAACAGACTTAGAAAAAAAACCTTATAATTACGATATTCATATTTATGGTGTAAGATCTGATAATAAAACTGTTTTTTGTTGTATTAAAGATTTTAAACCATTCTTTTATGTACGAGCTCCTACAAGTTTTAAAGAAAAAAATAAAGCTTTTAATTTTATTCAAACACAGCTTTTTAATAAACTACAAGACAAAGCTTACACCTATTACAAAAAGAAATACAATGTTGAGGATAAAATATGTTGTCATAAAATTAATGCAAGACAATGTATACATTGTGGTTATGAAACAGAAGATGCATTATATACAAAAGAATATGATAACTTAGACTATAAATGTGTTAAATTAACTGACTTTTGGGGTTATTCTAAAGAGCCTAGATGTTTTCTTAAAATTACTACATCTAATCTAGGATTATTTAGAAAAATGCAATCTATATTCAATTCCTTTAATCGTGATACATCTTCCAAAGATGTGTGGAAAGAAAAACCATCTAAAGATATCTGGAAATTATACGAAACCAATATTGATCCTTTTCTTAGATTTATTCACGAAAAAGAAATTAAACCATCTGGTTGGGTTACTATTAATAATGGCGAAACTATTGGAGATACTAATTGCGATTATGCCTATATCATTACAAAAGAAGATATTAAACCAGAACCTATCAATACTATTGCGCCATTACTAATTGCTTCTTTTGATATTGAATGTACAAGTAGTTCAGGTGATTTTCCTATGGCTATTAAAACTTATAAAAGACTCGCACAAGATCTGTGTGAAAATGCGGAATATATTTGTTCAAATGATATCAGTATTATGTCTATCATTAATAATGTTATGAAAGATGATTTTCAAATAAATAAGACAAATTGTATGCATAAAATCAATATGAAAAACGATCCAAGTCCTAAACAACTTGATGGTATCAAAAGTAAATGTGGAACTATTAAAACTATTCTACAAAAAATATCTAATTCTAAACTTACACAAAAAGAAATATTATACGAAGAAGATAATATCAAAAATATATTAACACTAGTATTACCAAAATTAAAAGGTGATCCTATCATTCAAATTGGAACTACTTTTCATCGTTATGGATCTGACGAAATTATTTATAAACATTTGGTTAATTTAGGTTCTTGTGATAAAATTGAAGGTGTTGATGTTGTTCCTTGTAAAACTGAAGATAAACTACTTAAAAAATGGAAAGAAATGATGCTAATTATGAAACCTGATATTATAACTGGTTACAATATTATGGGTTTTGATTTCAAATATATTTACGATAGATGCTCAGAACTTTCTATTAACGAAATATTTACATCAGAATTCGGTAAATCTGGTAAAATTGATGCTAACTTTAGAAGTAAAACTTTAACTTCTTCCGCATTAGGTGAAGTAAATACATATTTCTATGAATTTGAAGGTATCCTAGTTATTGATATGTTTGTTTATGTTAAAGCACCAACTATTTTAACATTGGATAATTATAAACTTGATAATGTAGCTGAACATATATTAGGTGAAAATAAAGTTGATCTTAAACCTAATGAAATATTCTCAAAGTTTTTAGGAACATCTAACGATCGTGCTGATATTGGTATTTATTGTATTCAAGATTGTATCCTTGTAAATAGATTATTTCATAAAATGAAAGTTTTAGAAAATAACATTGGTATGAGTAATGTATGTCTTGTTCCATTATCATATATCTTTCATAGAGGTCAAGGTGCTAAAATCTATTCACTTGTTATGTATGAATGTACAAAACGCAAACAAGTAATACCCTCTAAAGAAGTCATCGATGACGGAATGTATGAAGGGGCTATTGTTCTAAAACCTAAAACAGGTATTTATGTGGATGACCCTATTGTAGTATTTGATTATTCTTCACTATATCCTAGTTCTATGATTGCTGAAAACCTATCACACGAATCACATATATTACCCGAAGATATTAATGAGTATATTAAAGATGATAAATTACTTGAACACAACAAAGACCTTATACTAAATAAAATTGAAATTGACGGTGATCCTCATTACTATATCAAATATCGTAATGGTAAGAAATCTACTATTCCTCAAATTCTTGAAATGCTTATAAAACAACGTAAAGCAACTAGAAATAAAATTGAATATAAAACAGTTAAAACAACTACCAATGAATATATTGGTTTATATAATTCTAGCAATAATACTATAAAAACTACAGAAGAAACTATTAATATTACTGACGAAATTGTATCTATCGCGGATACTTACAATGATTTTGAAAAAGCAGTATTTGATTCACTACAATTAGCTTATAAAATTACTGCTAATTCATTATATGGTCAAACAGGTGCTAAAACATCTCCTATTTATATGAAGTCCATCGCAGCATGCACAACTGCTACTGGTAGAAATATGATTATGAAAGCTAAAGATTTTGTTGAAAAAATTTACAATGCTGATGTTATTTACGGTGATACCGATTCTATCTTTTGTAAATTTAATCTAAAACATAAAGGTAAAGAAGCAGTTCCTGAAGCTATTGAAAAAGGGTTAGAAGTTGAAAAAGCCATAGCAGAACATCTAAAAGATTACAAACCTCAAGCTCTTAATTACGAAAAAGTCCTATATCCTTTCATACTTTTCAGTAAAAAACGTTATGTAGGACTATTATACGAAACTGATCCAACTAAATGTAAAGAAAAAAGTATGGGTATTGCTCTAAAACGTAGAGATTATTCCAAAATAATGAAAGAGGTTTATGGTGCTGTTATCAAAAAGATACTATGGGAAAATGATTTACAAGGTTCTTTTGAAATATTAGATAACCATTTGCAAAAAATTGTCAATGGCGATGTTGATCTTAATAGTCTAGTAATTTCTAAAACACTAAAAAGCACATATAAAGATCCTACGAAAATAGCACATAAAGTATTAGCTGAAAGAATAGCTGAACGAGACCCCGGTAATAAACCACAAATTAACGACCGTTTAGCTTATATTTACATTGAAAACGAAGATCCTAAATCACTACAAGGGGATCGTATTGAAACCAAAGATTTCATTTTAGAAAATAAAGATACTGTCATACCTGATTATCTACATTATATTAAAAATCAAATTATGAACCCCGTAGTCCAATTATATACACTTTGTATTGATCAAATACCGAATAATACATTTCCTGCTGATTATTGGGATCGTGAAGCTGATAAACTTAAATTAAAAGAAATATATCAAGATGTTGATAAACGAATGTCCAGAATTGAAAGTCTTAAAGAACAACACGTTCAAAAGTTATTGTTTGAACCTTATATTCGTCTTCTTGAAAAACCAGTATATGATAAAGACGGTAATGTTCTTAAAAAACGGATTACGTCCTCACAAAAAGAAGTTGTCAATCTAGATTTTAAATCAAAGAAAGATGAATTAGAAAATGTAGAAATACCTGTAATTGTTAAAGGTGATACTAAAAATAGTAAATTAACAGTAACAATTGGTGATATTAAAACTGAATATAATCATAACAAAAAAGATAAAAAAGAAATCAAAGTTGTCTTAGCAATGAAAGATTATATTGAAATACATACTGATAAATATCTAATTTTTAAAGTTAAAGGATGTGCGAGTCTTATAAATGAATATGCTAAGATAAAAGAAATACAAATAGAAAACTCAAATAAATCTTGGTTAGATCTTGGAGCTCCTACACTTATATTATTTCAACCTATTATTAGTTATTATTACAGAATGAATATTACTAGCGTATAAATACTTATTAATTATTTTTATAGAAAAGATAAATGGTTTATCTATTTGTATTTAGACTAATTTTATTAATTATTATTTTTATAATATTTTTAATTCCATACATTTATTTAAATTTTAATTCTTGGTGGATAAAACTTATGACTAAATTATTTTTAAAAGTTGCAAATTTTAAAGATGTTAAAGTTAATAATGCTAAATTATTTAAACATTACTTAAATAGTGATAAAAAATTAATAATTGTTGCAAATCATAAATCTTTATTTGATATTTTTGTTTTATTAAATAGTTTGCAAGATATTGGATTTATGTTAAGTAAAACGGGTGGTAATTTAGTACCTTTTATTAATGCTATTAACAAAAAATCAAATTCATTTTTTTATAAGCCAAATAAAGGAACAAAAACTTTAATAGATAATATCAATTTACGAAAAATAAATGATAATATAATTGTTGTATTTGCTGACAGTATGAATCCTATACCTTTAGGTAAAAATATAGCTCCTTTCAAAACGGGAGCATTTCAAGGTAAATTCGATATATTACCTGTAGTTATTAAATATAAAAATACAACTATAGATCCTACATTTAGATGGTATGAAGGAGAACATCCATTTATTGGTTTATATAAAATATTATTAGATGGTAAATGTGAAGTGATAACAGATGTAATGGATTTAGTAAGTTGCCAAGAAAATATGACTGTTGAAGAATATCGCGATTATGTATATAACCGAATGAATACAAGATATGATGAATTATAAATATTACTAGCGTATACATAGTTATTAATTATTTTTATGAAAAGATAAATGGCGTATTTATTTATCTTTAGAATAATTTTATTAATTATTTTATAATTGGATATGTATATTGTGGATTAGGTAATTGGTGGATTAAATATACTACTACATATTTTTTAAAAGTTGCTAATATACGTAATGTAAAAATAAATGGTGAAGATAAAATACAAAAATTATATGAAAGTGATAAAAAGTTTATAGTTGTATTAAATCATAGAACTGTATTCGATATGTGGATAACCGTAATAGCTAATCCTAATATTTGTATATTAACTAGTATTCCAGGTGCTAAAATATTCCCCAGGATGTATGCACTTAACACAAAGATTAATAGTATTATTTTTGATTCTACTATCAAAGGACAAAAGGTAACTGATCTAATTTATGATAGTATATCTAATAGAAAACCTAAAGATAATATGTTAGTTATTTATCCCGATGCTATGGAATCTATATCTGCAGGTAAAAATATAGCACCTTTCAAAACAGGTGCATTTAGAGGCAAATTTGATATATTACCTGTTGTTATTAAATATAAAAATACAACTATAGATCCTACATTACATTGGTATAAAGGAGAACATCTTGTAATGTGTTTTTCTAAAGTCCTATTAGATGGTAAATGTGAAGTTGTAGCAGATGTAATGGATTTAGTAAGTTGTCAGGAAAATATGACTGTTGAAGAATATCGCGATTATGTATATAATCTAATGAATACAAGATATAATCAATTATAAATAATAAAATGGGTCAAGGTTCTAGTACACCCAAAACAATTAAAACATACCCTTACAGCATTAAAAGCAACGAATATTCTTCTATTAATGATACAAACTTATTAAAACCTATTAGATGTAATTATTATACTGCCAAAGAATACCAAGATATTGATAAAAACTTATTACCTAAACATATGTGTAAAATACGAAAAACAGTCAATGTCGGAAATACTAAAATAACAAATCCAAATATACGAGCGAAAATATTAAAAACACTAAAATATGATACTGATGAGCATGATAATACAATTGAAATGTATCAATTTACGATGAATAAAACACAATTAAGAAAATTGGAAGAAACTATAGACAATATATTAGATAGTTTTAGCAAAAGCGTAAGAGGTGGAAAGATACCAGGACCAATATATGTTGCTTATTCAAAAATATTAGATTATAATGGTTCTTATCTTACACGATATTGTGATATAGTTAAAGATGATAAAAATAAAAATAAACATAGGTTTTTTACAGATCTTGCTAATCAACTTAAAAATAATAAAAGTTTAGTTGATAACACCATATCAGCTAGATACGTTTGGAAAGGTAATATAGATCTAATTATTCTAATACCAAATATGAATAATATAAATCGTATTCATACAAATATGTTTGATTATTATATTCATAATGAAATTACAAATTCTTTAGTAAATCATAATTTTATGAATAATATAATACCAAATGATATATCTATTTATCCTAAGTTTTTACAAAGCAAAGTGCATAAACAATATAATTTTGAACACGATAGCGAGAACATATGCAATTTTCACGGATGCACTAGCACCGGAGATAATCAAGAAGATCTTAACGCTATACTACCATCTTACAGCAAAGACGATAGCACTATGAGAGCTAATACTAAACTTACCAAAATATATTTACCAAATAAATGTTTAAGACCCATTGATTATGTTAAAAATGGTTATAATCCTGAAGGTAAAAAAGTAAGAAAGAACATTAAATTTGATATAAATGTAGATTATACTGATATAGTATTTGAAATGATATTTTGTTTAGCAATTGATTGTATGTTTAAAAATGCTGATAAAGATAATGGTGTAGCTAGAAGATGGAATAATTACATTGATAAGTTTAACCGTGATCCTAATTCATTAGAAGAAAACGAACTATGCGATGACCACATCATTAAACATATGAATAGTTATATATATGAATGTATTAAAGGAACACCTAAAGAAGATAAAGGAGGTGATGATGAAGTTCAATTAGATTTAAAACCTATTAAAATCAAAAAAGATCATTATACAAAATGGAATAATGATATAATGAAAGAACTAGCAAAACGTAAAACACAATTCCCTGGTGTTCAACAATATATTTATCCATTCTTTCAATTAATTATTAATAAATCTAAAATTCACAATAGAGTATTTTATTTACCTTGGGGTGATAGATTATTAACAAATAAAGAATTTCTAGCGGAAGGAGACTTTAAAACAGAAATTAAATCACATAATAATGTTTATTCTTTATTTACTAATCAATACGGGCAATTTGGTATTAAACAAAATAATAATATTATTAAATGGTTTAGTAATTTTAGATTTCCTTCCGGAAAATATGGAATTAAATTAACAACCGATTGTAAAATAACGGTTGATTCAGGAACATCTACTATAATAATACTTACTGTAACAGAACAAAAAAATTTTAAATTACCTTTATCATTAATTGTAAATAATAATGGAACTATAACTATTTACCAAAATGGTTTTAAACCTATAAGTTTGTTAAAAAACTTTAGAGTATCTACATCTTCAACAGCTGATGATATAAACCGAATAAATAAACACGGATTATGGAATTATTTATCTGGAAAAGACAACCAAAATAACCAAAATAATCAAAATAACCAAAATAACCAAGATAATCAAAATAACCAAAATAACCAAGGATCTTCAAGTAAATACGCTAAATGTGAATGGATCACAACTGAAATAGAACACTTTACAAATAAACAATGTGATAACCAAGACACTGAACAACTAAATGAAATAGTTGCTAATAATAGTGTTTTTACTCAAAAAAAGGCATACTATACTAATGAAAAAAGAAAATATGAAAATTGCAAATGGAATAATAACGAAATAATACAATAAGTTTTTATCTCTTTGATTTGTAAATAATAATGGATATTTTAGATTTATATTTCAAAGATCATAAATACCCGTTAGTTAGCCATCAACTTGATAGTTATAGAGAATTCTTAAGAACTTATATACCCAATATCATATGTAGTAATAACCCTATTAGTATGATTAAAACACAAAATGATAAAATGATTTTTAAATTAGAAATTGAGATTGGTCATCATAATAAAATCTATGTTGATAGACCTATAATTAACGAAAATAATAAAGACATATTATTAACACCTAATGAAGCAAGATTACGTAATTTAACATATCAAACCAACATATATGCCGATGTTAAATTTAAATTTTATGATAGAAATGACTTTACAAACCCTGTTAAATTTGATAATGATAAAGATACTTTATTTGAAAAAATGTATATTGGTTCTGTACCTATTATGCTTCATAGCGATGCTTGCATTCTTCACGGTAATAATAAAAAAGTTTTAAGTGAAATGAAAGAATGTCGATATGATTATGGTGGATACTTTATATTAGATGGAAAAGAAAAAGTTGTTATATCACAAGAAAGAATAACTAAAAATAGATTATTTTTGCAAAAATTAGATGAAGATAATGATTTTAGTCATAAGGGTTATATATCTTGTATAGCTGAAAAAGGCGAAGGTTCTCTATATCCTAAACGTTTTGAAATGAAAATGTGGAAAAAACCAACCAAAATAGAATATAATGATCGTATAAGCAATAGATATATTAAAGAACTTGGTTTTTCTGATGTCCTTAATGTTGTATCACAAGATAAATACCAAAATCAAGGTTCAACTGTCTTTAATATGGCAAAAATTGGTATTGATATTCCTATCATTTGTTTATTTAATTTCTTAGGAATACTAACCGATTATGATGTTTATGAAACAATATTCGGTAATCCAGATGATCATACAATAGAACAAAAAAATAAATATGAAGAGTTTTTAAGACCTTGTATAATAAGTGCAAATGAATTTACTAAATTTGACAAAATGTTTAATTTAGTAAATTATATATTTGATCATAACGTAAGTAATATTAAAAGCAAAGAAATTATTAATGGTATACTTAATTTAGATCTATTTCCAAATATAGAATCATGGGATGGTAAAGTTAAATATTTAGGCTATATGGTTAAACAATTTGCTTATTTTACTTTTGGTTATTTAGAAGAAACAGACAAAGATAGTTACTTTTATAAACGTATTGATGTAAGTGGTGCTATGTTGGCAGATTTATATAACACAACATATGCGAAATTTACAAAAGCAATAAGAGATAAAATAGATAGTAAATATAATTATAGTAGTATTATTGATATTGATGCTATTAATAACACTGATAATACTACGAATATTAAAATGTATAAGAAATTTATGGGTAATAGCGATGATGTTCGTAGAATATTACCATCAATATATATGAGCGAAACATTTGTAAAATCTTTAAAAGGTAAATGGGGATTATCTGATGCCAATCCTGATGATTGCGAAGAAGGTAAGGTTCAAGATTTGTCTAGAATTAGCTATTTAGGATATTTATCTCACGTTAGACGTGTCAATATTGATATTGATAGAAGTCTTAAATTATTTAAATCACATATGTTACACATTCATCAATTTGGTATTATCTGCCCATACGAAACACCCGATGGTGGTTCTATAGGATATTTAAAAAATCTTGCATTACTTGCAAAAATTACTGCAGGAACTAGTCAAGATGATATACTAAAATGTTTAAATGATAGTACTGTTTTTATAGATTTAGAAAATTGTAGTTCAAAGGTTTTAAATAAAGTTAAAACAACTTTGATATTTATAAATGGAACTTTAGTAGGCACAACACATAAACCAATTATTTTAAATAGATTTTTAAAAGCTTGCAAGAAAACAGGATCTGTTAATATTTTAACTGGTATCATTTTAGATCGTCTTAATAATGAAATACGTATTTTAACAGAATCCGGTAGAGCAATGCGACCACTACTTGTTGTTACAAAATCAAAGATTCATAATTGTAAAAAAGACGATAACTGGTTTAATCTACTATTAGGAACTTATCATACAGATAGTGATTATTCTGAAAATATTTATACCAAAAATGGTTATAAATCACCTTTTAAAGATAAGAATAAAGATTTAGTTAAGACTACTGAATTAATGGAACAACAAAGCGGTGTTATAGAATATATTGATATTGAAGAAACTGATATTTCATATATTGCTATGAATGAACATACAATTAATAACCAACATACACATTGTGAAATACATCCTTCAACAATGTTAAGCGTTGTTAGTGTTAATATACCAATGTGTAATCATAGTTTTGCTGCACGTAATATTTTCCACGCTTCACAATCCAAACAGGCAATTGGAGTTTATGCGACTAATTTTAAAGATCGTTTTGATACTGCAGCTTATCTATTACATTACTCACAAAAACCAATCATTACTACAAAACCATCTAATTTAACGCAAAGTGAAAATATGCCAAATGGAACTAATATTATTGTAGCTGTTATGTCTTATTCCGGTTTTAATCAAGAAGATAGTTTAATGATCAATCGGGGAACTATTGAAAGAAGTTTTGAAGAAATTAGTTCTTTTAAATCTGTTTCTCTAAGTATTTCAAACAAAGATGTTAATGAAAAAGAATATTTCTGTAATCCTAAAGATTTAGTTAATAAAGGTATTAATGTAAAAGGTTTTAAGAAAAAAGCAAATTATTCTTATTTAGATGAAAAGGGTTTTATTAAAAAAGGAATATACATTCCACCTAATATGGATGTTATTGTTATAGGTGCTATTCTTGAAAGAACAGTTATCAAAACTGAAAAAAAAGGAATGTTTGATAGAGCAGTAACTGAAAAAGAATATGTTGATATATCTGTTATGACAGACATATCAGCTTACGGTATTATTGATGATGTATATGTTTCCAGTAGAACTTTAAAAAATAAAGATAAAATATGTAAAGTGCGATTCTTAAAAATTAAACAACCTGAAATAGGCGATAAACATTCTAGCAGACACGGACAAAAAGGTGTTATAGGTCGTATATTTGATGAAGAAGATATGCCTTATACAAAAGATGGATTAAGACCAGATATAATTATGAATGCTCACGCATTTCCTTCACGTATGACAATTGGACACGTTGTTGAAAGTGTATATGCTAAAGTATGTTGTCTTAAAGGTGTTCAAGGTGATGGAACTGTATTTGTTCCATTTGATCGTGAGAAAATGCAAGACGATCTAGCTAAGTTAGGATTTGAAAGAAATGGAACTGAAATAATGTATAATGGTCTAACAGGAACACAAATTAAAAGCGAGATTTTTATTGGTCCTGTTTATTATTTTCGCCTTAAACATATGGTTTCTGATAAAATTAACGCTAGAGGACACGGTGCTTTCGCTCCTAAAGAATTCTTGACCAGACAACCAACACATGGAAGACGTAAAAGTGGTGGTCTGCGTTTAGGTGAAATGGAACGTGATGTATTATTAGGACACGGTGTATCTTCATTTATTAAAGAATCTTATATGGAACGTTCAGATAAATTTTCAATGCTTATCGATGAACACGAAGGAACACCTATCACCAAACCAACACTTAATATGGCAAAGGTTGATATTCCTTACACTTTCAAATTATTATCACAAGAATTAAATACTATGAGTTTAGATATGAAATATAACACCATTAATACTATTGAACCTAATAATCTTAATAGTATTGAACATTTTTCAGATAATGATGATAATGACGATGATACTATTTATTTTGAAGATACTGAAAAAAACGAAGAGTTATATAAAGAATTTATGTCTTATGTCAGCAAAAAAGACGTTAAAAAAACTAAAAAAATTGATAAGCCTGATAAACCTAAGAAAATAAAAGGCGGTGAAGTTGAAGACTTAGACAATGATGAAGACAATGATGAAGACAATGATGCAGACAATGATGAAGACAATGATGAAG